GGTTGTGGTAGAGTTGGTGACGCTATATCAGGTTGCACTAGTGTGGCTGAAGGTTCTCCTAATGTTTTCGCTGGATAGTGTATAAATATTACTGTTATGTCAAACTATGATGCTAGTAGCACAAATAATTCAAAAAGATCAAATAGAATCTACAAAGATTTAGATTTAGACTTTGGTAGAAATATTGTTACTAATGATGTTAATAAATTAACAGATGTTGAGGCAGTAAAAAGAAGTGTTAGAAATTTAATTAACACAAGACATTACGAAAGACCTTTTCATCCTGAAATAGGTGCAGGTGTTAGAGATTTATTATTTGAACCTGTAACTCCTTTAACTGCTATTAACTTGCAAAGAAAAGTTGAAGAAGTATTACTAAATTTTGAACCAAGAATTAATTTAGTTCAAATATTAGCAACACCTAATATTGATGGTAACAGTTATCATTTAAGAATTATGTTTTATGTTGTTGGTGTTTCTGATCCAGTAACAGTAGAAACATTTTTAGAAAGATTAAGATAAAATGGCAAGCAATAAACTCGTAGTATCAGATTTTGATTTTGATAATATCAAAACAAATTTAAAAGCATTCTTACAAGATCAAACAGAATTTTCAGATTATAATTTTGAAGGTTCAGGATTTTCAATCTTATTAGATACACTTGCTTACAATACTCATTACTTAGGATTCAATGCCAATATGTTGGCAAACGAATTATATTTGGATAGTGCTGACATAAGAAAGAATATAGTTTCATTAGCAAAGATGTTAGGTTATACACCATCATCTCCAAAGGCGCCAGTTGCTGGCGTTGATATAATTTTAAATAACGCTACAGGTGCTTCTGTAACTATGGATAAAGGAACATCTTTTACAACAACTGTTGATGGATTAACTTATCAGTTTGTTACAAACCAAGACACAACAATTTCACCTGCTGATGGCGTTTACAGATTTTCAAATGTTAATATATACGAAGGTACTTTAGTTACATATCGTTACACAGTTGATAGTACAGATGTTGACCAAAAATTTATTATACCAAGTGCTAATGCTGATACTTCTACTTTAAAAGTTACAGTACAAACTTCTGCTGTAGATACATCAACTACAACTTATACATTAGCAACAGGATTAAAAAGTTTAACAAGTACATCAAAAGCATATTTTTTACAAGAAACTGAATCAGGTAAATTTGAAATTTATTTTGGTGATGGCGTTATTGGACAAAATTTATCAGACGGTAATATTGTAATTTTAGAATACATTGTTACTAACAAAGAAGAGGCAAACGGTGCCTCTACGTTTACACTATCAGGTTCAATAGGTGGATTTACAAATGTTTCAGTTTCAACTAATTCAAGTGCTCAAGGTGGTGCAGAAGCAGAAACAAAAGAGTCAATTAGATTTAATGCACCATTACAATACACAGCACAAGATCGTGCTGTAACAACAACTGATTACGAAACACTTGTTAGAAATATTTACCCTAATGCTTTATCAGTAAGTGCTTGGGGTGGTGAAGATGATGAAACTCCTGTTTACGGTGTTGTTAAAATTGCAATCAAGGCTGCGTCTGGTTCTACTTTAACAGATACAACTAAACAAAATATTATTACATCTTTACAACCATATAACGTTGCGTCTGTAAGACCAGAAATCATTGATCCAGAAACAACTTCAATTCTTTTAACAGTAAACGCAAAGTTTGATAAGAGAGCAACAACAAAAACTGCTGATACTTTAAAGTCAGAAATCATAAGTGCAATTACAAATTATAATACAGAAACTTTACAAAAGTTTGATGGTGTGTTTAGATATTCAAAAGTAACAGGTTTAATTGATGATGTTGATAATTCAATTCTTTCAAACATCACAACTATTGATATGAGAAAATCATTTACACCAACATTAAGTTCATCAACAAGATATGATGTTTATTTTAGAAATGCAATTTATAATCCTCACACAGGACACGAACCAATTGTATCATCTACAGGTTTCTTTGTTGCAGGTAATTCAAACGAAATGTTTTTAGATGATGACGGTCAAGGAAATATTAGAAGATACTATCTTGTAAGTGGTATTAGAACATATGCTAACAATACACAAGGTACAATAGATTATACAAATGGTCAAATTACTATTAACTCTCTAAACGTTTCTTCTATTTCAAATATTAGAGGTGCTTCATCATCTGTAATTGAAATAACAGTTACACCTGCTTCTAATGATGTTGTTCCTGTAAGAAATCAAATTGTAGAAATAGATATTGCAAATTCAAATATAACAGTTGCTGAAGATACTTTTGTAGGAGGTTCATCCGAGGCAGGTGTTGGATACACAACGTCAACAAGTTATTAATGTTCAATGGCAAAATTTAATGATAAAATCTCAACACTCATTAATAGTCAATTACCAGATTTTGTAGTTGATGACCACCCACAGTTTGCCCAATTTCTAAAAACTTATTTTGCATTTATGGAATCTGCCGAGTTGCAGGTTACCAGTATTGAATCTACAGACGGTATTACTTTAGAAAACGAAACAGGTCGTACAGATAATTTATTATTAGACGGTAGTAAAATTAGTTCAGAAAGAACACAACTAGACGCTGACGATAAAATAATTTTAGAAGATTCATCTTTTGGTAAATTTACAGTAGGTGAAACTATAACAGGTGCAACATCAAACGCAACTGCTACTGTTGTTGCTGAAGATTTAGCAAACAATAGAATTTTTATATCAGCACAAGATAAGTTTGCTAGAGATGAAATCGTAATAGGTAATTCATCTGGTGCTCAAGCAGTTATTAATGGTTACAAACCTAATCCTGTACAAAACATTCAACAATTAACTAACTTTAGAGATCCAGATAAAGTTATTTCTAATTTCTTAACAAAATTTAGAGATGAGTTTTTAAAAACAATACCTGAAGAATTAGCAATTGGTTTAGATAAAAGAAATTTAATTAAAAATATTAAATCAATGTACCGACTAAAAGGTACACAAAAAGGACACGAGTTATTTTTTAGAATTTTATTTAATGAAGTATCAGAAACATTTTATCCTAGAACACAAATGTTACGTGTATCAGACGGACAATGGGATACACAAAAAGTTTTAAGAGCAATTGCAACAGTAGGTAATACAACTAATCTTGTTGGTCGTACAATAACAGGTGCTACTTCAAGTGCAACTGCTGTAGTTGAATCAGTTAAAAAGTTTATTTTAGGTTCAAAAGAAATTTCTGAATTTGTTGTTAATAATGATACCTTAACAGGTACATTTATTATTGGTGAACAAATTACAGGAACAGAAACAGACGCAGACGACTATTTTATCAAAGCAAATATTACAGGTATACCTGGAACTAAAACTGTAACCAATGACGGTAACTTATATACTACATCAGATTTACTAACAGTAAGTGGAGGTGGTGTTGGTGCAAGTATAACAATTGATGATTTAGGTTCAGGTGGTATTACAGAAATTATTATAGATGATGGTGGATCAGGTTATGTTGTAGGTGATGTTTTAGATTTTACTAACACAGGAACACAAGGTGTAAATGCTTCTGGTTTTGTTTCTGTTGTTAACGGAGGTTTTACACAAGAAACTTCAACATCAACAGTTGATGATCATATTGTATTAGAAGATGAAACTACAAGAGGTGATCAATACACAGGAAATAAAATTGTACAAGAGTCTGAAACTAATTCTAATTTAAATGACATTACAGATATTTACTTAACAAATAACGGTAGTGGTTATAAAACTTTACCAACAGTAACAGTTACATCTTCTAGTGGTACAAGTGCAAACGTTTTAGCATATGGTACTGAAATAGGAAGAGTTATTGGATTAATTACAAATGAATTAGGAGAAGGATATGAAAACTCTCCAACTCCACCTACAATTATATTTAATAATAATTTAATATTAACTTCAGTTACAGGAACTTTTGCTGTTGAAGATACAATAACAGGTGGTACTTCAGGTGCAACAGGAACACAAGTTAGTTTTGACGCAGATAGAAATTTATTAAAAGTTAAAGATGTAACTAATAGTTTTGAAGTAAATGAAACAATTACATCAACGAGTGGTGGTTCTGCTATATTAAGTAAATTAGATGTTGCAACTGCTTCAGTAGATGTTGTTGCTGTTAATGATACAGACGGTAAGTTTTTAAATGAAGACGGATACGTTTCTGAATCAACAATGAGAATACAAGATAGTTTATACTATCAGGATTTCTCTTATGTATTAAAAGTAGGTCGATCAATTAACAACTGGCGTGATTCGTTTAAAAAGACTATGCACACAGCAGGTTTTTATTTTACAGGTCAAGTTGATTTAGAAAACAGAATTAATTTACAAGTAAGAGCACCAGTAGATGGTATTGTATCTGGTGGATCAGAATCACCTCTATACTCTATACTCAATACTTTATTTACTACATTGTTTGGTAGAAGATTAGGAACAGTTGATGACGGTACAACTTTAAGAGCAACGGCAAACATACCTGCTGACGCAGACCTAAATCCTAATACGATAGAACACTTTACAGCAAACACAAGAGATTTAACTTTAACAAGACCAGGTATAGAAATTGATTATACAAGTAGAGTTAGAAGAACAATAGACGGTGTAAATATATCACAAGGATTTGCCTATGCAGGTCCTAGATTTGGTACACTTAATAAATTTGCAAATACAGTATTTGGTACTACAAGCTCTGCTAGTGGTATTACATTTCAAATACTTAATGAAATTAAAGTACAAGGTACAAGATCATCTTTAGATGGTAGAGAAGGTATCTTTTTAATGACTTCAAATGAAGATGGTCAAAAAGTGAAGACAAACTTTACTATTCCTTCTGAAATTGCAATATCAGAACCTTTATTTGATAATACTTTAATCAAGTTTGATAACACAAACTTTACAATGGATGATACAAACCCATAATAATCATTATAAATATAGATATAAAAGAGAGTTTAATCAATGGCAAAACAAACAATTAATATAGGATCAGTACCTAATGACGGAACGGGTAGTACCCTACGTGAAGGTGGTGATCTAATTAATGATAATTTTAATGAGATTTATACTGCCATTGGTGATGGTACTACATTAACATCTGGTACTTTTCTTACTACAACAAATTCTGAAACAGTACAAAATAAAACAATAAGTGGTTTAAATAATACACTTTCAAATATTGCAAATGCTTCATTAACAAATTCTACACTTTCTATTGTAGGTGATGATAGTTCAGCACAATCTATATCTTTAGGTGGTTCTATATTATTTACTGGTGGTTCTGGTATTACAACATCTATATCAGGTAATGAAATTACTTTTGCAACAGATGGTTCTATTGTAACAGAAACATCTTCAGATACTTTAACAAATAAAACTATCAATGCACCAGACAATACAATTACAAATATTTCAAATTCAAACTTATCTGGTAGTGCAGGTATTACAAATGCTAATTTAGCAAATTCAACAGTTTCAATTGTTGCTGATGATAGTTCAGCACAATCAATATCACTTGGTGGATCAATTTTATTTACAGGTGGTTCTGGTATTACTACATCAATTTCTGGTAATGAAATTACGTTTGATACAGACGGATCAATCGTTACAGAAACTTCTTCAGATGTTTTAACAAATAAAACAATTAATGGTCCAGATAACACATTAACAAATATTGCAAATGGTTCATTAGCAAATTCTACAATCACTTTAGGTAGTGATACTTTAAATTTAGGTGATACTTCAACTACAATAACAGGATTAAGTTTAGATGGAACAGGAACAATTGATCTAACAGGTGCAGGTTCAAAAGCAAGATTTAACTTTGCTGGTTTTGGTTCATTACCAACTGCTGCTACTTACGAAGGTATGTTTGCATATGATACAACAGGTCAAGTTCCTTATGTTGCAGACGCAGGTGGTTGGACAAGATTACAAACTGAAAATGATTCTATATCAGTACATTCAGATGTAAACTTAACAGGTATTGCAGATAATTATATTTTACAATGGTCTTCGGCACAGGCAAGATTTAATGTGGTTGCAAATACAGCTGGTGCTACTGATTTAACTGTAAGTGATGATAGTTCAACACAAGGTACAATTACTTTAGCAACTGACGTTTTAGGACTAGTTGGTGGTACAGGTATTTCAACAACAGTTAATCCAGGTAATAAAACTATCACAATTACAAATACTAAAACATTTACAACAGATAGCACTAATACAGGTGACGGATCAACTACAGCATTTACTATAAATAGTGGTAGAGATGTAGATGATGTATTAGTAATTGTAAATGGTATTTGTTTAGTGCCGACAGATGACTATACTATATCATCAACAACATTAACATTTACAAGTGCTCCAGCTGCTTCAGCGAGCATTGTTATAAGGTACTTAGGATAATTAAATGGCAGAAAGTAACGCAAGTAAATTTTCAAGTAAAATAACTTCAGATGGAACCATTGGTCAAGGTGGTTTAGCCGCTGGCGTCGCTGGCGTAGGTGGTACAGATTGGCAGGCCGTTAAGACAACAAGTTTTACTGCTGTTGCAGGAGAAGGTTATTTTGTCAATACAACAAGTGGTGCTATTACAATTACTTTACCAGGTTCACCTAGTGTAGGTGATACAATAGAAATTAGAGATTACTCTAATTCATTCGGTACAAATAATGTAACATTAAATCCAAACGGTAAAAAAATAAATGGATCTACTGGTAATGGTACACTTGATACAAACGATATTATGGTTGTTATTGTTTATTCAGGCGAAGATAAAGGTTGGTTGTCAGTAGAAAACGAAGCAAAAACAAATTTAGTGGTGGAAAATTATATAACTGCTACAGGTGGAACAGTAACAACTTCAGGTGATTACAAAATTCACACCTTTACAGGTGATGGTTGCTTTGTGGTTTCAAGTATAGGAAGTGGAATACCTTGTGCTCAAGCTTCAACAGTTGATTATCTAGTAGTTGCTGGAGGTGCTGGCGGTGGAGGAAATGATGGTGGCGGTGGTGCTGGTGGCGGTTATAGAGAATCAAAAGATTCAACTTTAAGTTCACCTCATACTGCTTCTCCTTTAGCTGCTACAACTGGACTTACAGTAAGTGCTACAACATATCCAATTACAGTAGGTAGTGGCGGATCCGCAGGAACTTCTACAGTTAATGGAGGATCTGGTTCAAATTCAGTTTTTTCAACAATCATATCTGCAGGTGCAGGAGGTGGTAAATCTGAATCAGGAACACCGAATAATGGTGTACCAGGTGGATCAGGTGGTGGAGCTAGTGCTAGTGGAGGTTCAACTGGTGTAGGTGGAACAGGAAATAACCCACCCGTAAGTCCACCTCAAGGAAATAATGGAGGAAGTAGTTATAATCCTGCTGGAGCAGGTGGTACTCCAGGCTGTCGATCTGGTGGCGGAGGAGGTGGTGCTGGCTCAGTTGGCGGTAATGCTAACGGTGGTGGTGGAGATGGTGGATCAGGAACAACAAGTTCTATTAATGGAACTCCTACAGAAAGATCAAGTGGTGCTGGAGGAGGTGCTAGAGGACCAGCTGGTCCTGGAGGTAATCCTGGTGGAGCTGGTGCTGGTGCAGGTACTACTAATGGAACAGCTGGTTCAGGATCAGCTAACTCTGGTGGTGGTGGCGGTGGTAAAGGTGAAAATCCTCCTATAGATGTTGGAATAGGCTCTGGTGGTTCAGGAGTTGTAATTATAAGATACAAGTTTCAATAATAATAATGAATAAAAGGAGTTAAAAATTCTGTATAAATAGTATAAAGGAATAAGAAATTATGCCAGCAATTATAACAAATAAGTTTAGATTAAACAACGCTGAACAGTTTGAAGAGTCTTTCTCGGAAACTGCTAACAATGTCTATTATCTAGGTATTGGAAGACCACAGGCGTTTGGTACTTTGACAAGAGCAGACAGTCGTACAGATTACGAAGGTACAGATTCAAACCCTATCACTCCAGGTGATACGGTTGTTAGAGAATTTTATACGTATGACGATTTAATTGCGGCTAAAAGAGTACAATCAACAGACGTATCGTTTGTAATACCAAGAAGAAACTGGACATCAGGTACAGTTTACGATATTTACAGACACGATTACGGAGAATTTCAAACAGGTTCAACTACAACAAGAGTAACTTCAAATAGTAGTGCAACAACTTTATTTGATTCTACTTTCTATGTTTTAACTACTGCTAGACGTGTTTACAAATGTTTAGATAACAATGGTGGTGCAACATCAACAGATGAACCAACAGGTGTTTCAACGTCTGTTACAACGACTTCAGACGGATACAGATGGAAATATATGTACACTTTATCTGCTGCTCAACAATCAAATTTCTTATCAACAGATTTTATGGCAGTAACAACAAATGCTAATGCTGCTACTGAACAATCAAACGTTATTTCTGCTGCTGTT